GATATTTTGGTATATCAAGGCATTTCATCTGCTCCAACCTAAATATTGTAGAGGTATTGTATAAATGGCCCAACCAGCAAGTAGACAAGAATTAATAGATTACTGTAAGAGGCAGTTGGGTGCTCCCGTATTGGAGATTAATGTTGCGGAAGAGCAAATAGAGGATATACTAGATGATGCTATACAGTATTTTCAAGAGAGGCATTTTGATGGTGTTTCTCCGATGTATTTAAAATATCAAGTAACTCAAGCAGATATTGATAGGGGAAGAGCACCACATAAAAGTCAAGTAGGAATCGTTACAACAAATACCCCCGCAACAATTGCTGGGGTATCGACATCATTTAAATGGGAAGAAAATAGCAATTATTTACAAGTACCACCAAATATTATTGGAGTAACAAAAGTATTTCATTTTGATGGATCCAATTCCATGTCAAGTGGGATGTTTAGTGTTAAGTATCAGTTATTCCTAAATGATATGTATTTCTGGGGTGCCATGGAAATGTTGACTTATGCAATGACTAGAAGTTATTTGTCTGATATTGAGTTTTTATTAACCACACAAAAACAAATAAGATTTAATCAGAGAATGGATAGGTTATATCTTGATATTGATTGGGAGACTGTTAATGTGGGAGAATGGTTAATTCTGGATTGTTTTATGGCATTAAATCCTAATGATTTTGTTAGAGTTTGGAATGATTCTTTCTTGAAAATATATGCAACTGCTCTTATTAAACGACAATGGGGACAAAATTTATTAAAATTCCAAGGAGTAAAACTGCCAGGTGGAGTAGAATTGAATGGTAGGCAAATCTATGATGATGCTCAAAAAGAATTAGATGGTATTAGAGAAAGAATGTCCAATACTTACGAATTACCTCCATTGGATATGATAGGTTAATAGCATGGCACTTAATCCATATTTTCAACAGGGATCGAGGTCTGAACAAAATTTAGTTCAAGATTTAATCAACGAACAGTTGAGGATGTATGGTGTTGATATTCATTATATGCCCAGAAAATATATGGCCGAAAATAAGGTCATAAAAGAAGTAATTTCCTCAAAATTTGATGATGCATATCCTTTAGAAGCCTATATTGATAATTATGATGGATATGCCGAAAATCCTGTTCTTTTATCAAAGTTTGGTATTGAAAATACAAATGATATAACATTAGTTATTTCTAGGGAAAGATGGGAAACTTATATTGAACCATTATTACAAAATGAACCCAATGTAAAGTTGACTACTAGGCCTAAAGAGGGTGATTTAATTTATTTCCCATTAGGAGATCGTTTATTTGAAATTAAGTATGTAGAGCATGAAAAACCATTTTATCAACTTCAGAAAAATTATGTTTATACATTAAGATGTGAACTCTTCCGTTACGAAGATGAAGTTATTGATACTGGAATTGCTGAAATTGATGATGAGTTAACAGGAGATGATTCTGACGGAACTACTGATGAGGGAATTTCAACAGTTCTTGGACCAATTCAAACTCTTACACTGGTTGGAACTGGTGTAGATGCAACTGCTGTAACAAATGTTGTTGATGGTGGTGTTAAATACATTACTATGACCAATAGAGGTGGTGGATATACTAGTGGTCCGGTTATAGGCATCTCTTCTGCTCCTTCTGGAGGTGTAACAGCAGTTGGTATTGCATCTATGATTGGTGGAATTCAATACTGTAATTTGAATTTAAATGCCAACCAAAAATCGGTTCAAGCAATTTATTTGACAAATTCTGGTGCTGGATATACGGTGGCTCCTGCAGTAACTGTTACAAGTACTAGTGGAGCTGGAGCAGCAGGAACAGCTTATATTGGAGATGGTGTTATAGGTATTGTCACTGTTACTGCCGGCGGTAATGGGTATGTTAATCCGCCTGCTATTACGTTTACAAATGAAGTATTCTTATCCGGAGTTACTACTGTTAGTGCTGCAGCAACTGCCTATATAAGCAGTGCAGGAATAGTTACTTCAATTCATATTAGTAATGCTGGTTTAGGATATAGTGTTGCACCTACTGTATCGATAGCAAGTGCTGATACATCATCAACTGGAGATTATCTCTTTAATGAAATAGTTACTGGATCTGTAAGTAATACCACCGCAAGAGTAAGAACTTGGGATTCTTCCACCAATACTCTTGAGGTTGCTTCTATTACGGGAACTTTCCTAAGAGGAGAAACTTTAACAGGAGGATCTTCAGGAGCAGCTCATGTTTTAAGAGTTGTTGATACTTCTCTTGATGCTGGATTTGCTGATAATTATAATATAGAAACCCAAGCAGATGAAATATTAGATTTCTCAGAAGCAAATCCCTTTGGCACACCATAAATATAATATAAACGGAACTTAGCAATGTTTGAATATTTTTATAACGAAATTTTGAGGAGAACCATTATTTCTTTTGGTACTCTCTTTAATAATATTTCAATTACTCATACTGATTCTTCAGATAATACCTTAAGTGTTACTAAGGTTCCTTTGTCTTATGGACCTACTCAAAAATTCTTAGCTAGATTAACACAGTCTCCGGATTTAAATCAATCTACAATGATTACTCTCCCAAGAATGTCATTTGAATTCACGGGAATGACTTATGATCCATCTAGAAAAGTAACTACTACTCAACAATTCGTTGTACAAAATCCTAGTTCGGATACTCCTGATGAGAAAAAGGCATATATGCCTGTTCCTTATAATATGCAATTTGAACTTGCTATTATGTGTAAGTTGAATGAGGATGCATTACAGATTGTAGAGCAGATTCTTCCTTATTTTCAACCATCCTATAATGTTACTGTAGAATTGGTTAATACTATAAAAGAAAAAAGAGATATTCCTATCATTCTTGAAAATATAACAATGCAGGATGATTATGATGGAGATTTTAATACACGAAGAGTTCTATATTATACACTAAGATTTACTGCAAAAACTTATCTCTTTGGTCCTGTTTCTGGTGCAACATCCGATATTATCAAAAAGGCCAGCGTCAGGTATCTTGCGGGAGATTCCAAGTCTACCACCAGAGATATTACATATTCAGTTGAACCAAGAGCACTTAAAGATTATGATGATAGTATTGTTACTCAATTGGCGGAAGATCTGATTACTGTAGATGGTAAGCCTGTACCAAGAGTATTAACTGTTGATGATGCTACCAATATCACAGTCAGTGGGATTAATAATGTTTATATTGATGTTGATGGTGAAGAAATGCTTGTTAAGTCTAAGACAGGTAATAAAGTTACTGTTGAAAGAGGACAAGATGGAACTACCATTGCCAATCATGTAAAAGGAGCAACTATTAAGTCCATTACTACTGCTGATAATGCTATGGTTGTAGAAGGTGATGATTTTGGATTTAGTGGAACTGTTATATGAAGTATGACAAATTAGATGATGCTTTTAATATAACTTCTTCTGAAGTAGTTGTAGAGAAATCTGAATCTGTGGGTATACAAAAACCTCCCAGATTAACACAGGATGATATTACTAAAGATTATGAATATACACGAGGTAATTTATATTCCATTATTGAAAAGGGACAAGAAGCAATTAATGGAATTCTTGAACTCGCTCAAGAGAGTGAAATGCCCAGAGCATATGAAGTAGCTGGTCAGTTAATTAAGAGTGTTTCGGATGCAACTGATAAATTAATGGATTTGCAAAAGAAATTAAAAGATGTTGAAGAGGAAACAAAACAAAAAGGACCAAATACAGTTAACAACGCTCTCTTTGTAGGGTCTACAGCAGAGCTGCAAAAAATATTAAAGTCTGGACAAAAAGATAACTCTAAATAACTTAGGGAGAGAAATCCCAAAGTATTTAAGTTACTAATAGTATGTCGGACCAATTACCGTCGATAGATGACTTCATTGAGGAGTTACCACCAGTCGATGAGGTTATAAAAGAAGAGAATTTACCTTCGGTTGAAGAGTTCATTGAGAAGGAAGAGGAAGATATTGTAGAAGAGACAATAGAAGAACCTGTATCAGAAGAAACGGCAGAGGATCTTACAGAAATATTGCATTTAATTAATGCAGTAAGAAGGGATATACCAAAAGTTCCTGAAATTAAATATTATGATGAAGAGTTAAAACAACTTGCTGAACAAGTTGAAGAGATTAAAAATGGTATTCCAGAAGTAAAATATTATGATCATGAAGTAGAATCAATATGTGAACAGATTGATCTTGTAAGGGAAGAGATAAGAGATCTTCCAGAAGTAAAGTATTATGATGAACAAGTAACAAATATTGAGGATAGGGTTGATTTACTTCGTCAGGAAGTAGTTAATTTACCTGAAGTAAAATATTATGATAAAGAGATAGAAGCAATT